GCAGTCTTGAACTTAGAGTTCAATGCACCAGAAACATCTGCATCAACTTCTGAAGCAGATTTGTATAGTTTTGGATTTACGTTGAAAACTGATTTCTTTGCAACAAAGAAACGTCCATCTTCTGGGTCGATACCAGCAAAAATTGCAGGAGCACCATCCCATTTGACAGTCATGTTTACAGATGAACGAGATGCACCCGCCAACATATCTCTAAGTGAACGAACAAAATTGATAGAAGCACGGCCTCCATCAACTCCGAAATTCAGAATTTCATCTTCGATATGTTCTAGGTGTAGATTCTTCCCACCTTTATCTTCAGTAAGATAATCAGAAAATTTAAGCATTTTGACACAGTTTCCATTTACACAAAGTTATTACATCATTATTTATAATAACAGAAACATCCAGAATTGTCAAGATGTTTTTAAAACAAATTAAACTTTAATATCGTTAAATTTGTCGTATTGTGCAGTTCTACTATTGTCAAATACTGGTGTATCTTGTCCACTATCAACTATATCATCTTGTGCTTCTTGTTCACAATCATATAGTTTCATACGGGCTCTGTCGATACCAATAACAAATCTCTTATTAAGGCCTGGATCATTATATCTGTTTTTAAGTTGCTTCACCATAATTTGGTTCAGTCCTTCAAGTTCTTCTGTCGATATCAATGCAAACATTAAGTCAGCAGTGGCTGGAAGTCCAAACGATTCACTTGTATCTTCTAGTCCTACATCAGAGTTCGCATAACCACCACGAGTAGTCTGTGTTGCAGACATGATAGGAACATTATTTTCTACTGCAAGTCCTCTGAGTTCTTCTGCAATTGCCTTGATATAGAAATAAGAACCCACATTCGCATTACCCTTAAATCGTGAACTAGAACAAATATTCAGATAATCAATAAAGATAATGTCTGGTTTGAAAGATTTCTTTAGTGCAAGTTCTTTTAACAATGCACGAAAGTGTCCACTGTGTGCAGATGCAGTTGGATATTCTTTGATAATCAATTTACCATTGGTTTTCTTTTGAATCTTAGATAGTTTTGTTTCAAACATTTTCTTAGGAAGACTATGCAAATCTTCCATTGTGATGTTCATCAAGTTCGCATCAATTCGTTCTGCAATACGTTCTTCTGCCATCTCCATAGTAATATAGAGAACATTCTTACCTTGCATCAGTGTGGATGCTGCCATGTGACACATAAACAAAGACTTACCGACACCAGTTCCAGCAAGTGCAATATTCAAAGTTTTTTGTGGAAGTCCACCTTTGGTAATTCTATTGAAATAATCCAAATCAAATTCAAGTTTCTCTTCTTTCTTGTGATAAAACTCAAATCGGTTTTCACCATCTTCTACATAATCGTGTCCTACATTATTATCAAATGCAACTGCAAGAGCATCTTGTAAGATTGATGGGATTGCTTCTGGTGTGTGTTGTTTATCTTTACCTTCAATAATTTGAATACTTGAAAGAATAGAATTATATACTGCCTTGTCTTTACAGAACTTTTCTGTAGTATCCACAAGCCAATTCATATCAACTTTTGCATCAGACAATGTTTCAACAACATTTAGAACTGTTTTGAATTCTTCTGTATTTAAGTCAGATCTATTATCTAGTTCAATAGATAGTGCTTCTTTGGTAGGTTGATTACCATACTTCTCCATGAACTTCGTAATCTCTTCAAAGACAACTCGTTCATGTCTATCTTGAAAATACTCTGCTCTTATAAAAGGCAAAACCTTACGAGCGTAAGGTTCATTATAAACTAGATTACTAAGTGTTGTTCTTTCAATTGTCTGTGTTGACATACTGTAGGGCATCCTCTTTCATTTGTTGTTCTAAAATATCCGTTAAAACATCTCCAATGACTTTATAAAAATCATCGTCAAACATTTCTTTTGGTAGTCCATTAGAGTCTAACACATCAAACTCAAATTGTAAAGAAGCTTCTGTTTTTTCTTCATTCTCAATTACTTTAACTTCACCATAACGATAAACAACTCCTTGATATTTTCCTGCCTCTTCAGTCAGTCCAATACCTGTCCAAGTCTTATCTTTATTCTCTACAAATTTATACATAATGCAAATAACTCCCTATGATATACTTAGGTTTATCAATCGGTTTAACTCCAGCATGGAGCCACGGCCATAGAGGGGGGAACATTGTCATCCTTCCTGCTTTGGGAACAACTCTAATGTTATATTGTGGGAAGTCAGTAAACCCTCTTTTATTTTCTGCCAAATATAAGAAGAAAACAAGAAACCGTCTTGCACTATCTAAATTCCCAACATCTACATGGTCAGAAAATTCATCTATGTCGTTAGGAAGATATCTTTTCATCCTAAACATTTCATAAGAATATTGTTGTGGGAACATCTTATTAGTAACATTACAGTCTTCCATGTAACGACTAATATATTGATCGAAAACATTCTGAAGTTCAATAGCAAATGGACGCCATGCAGCGTGTTGTTGCAACGTCACTTGTGTGAATGATCTATGGCCTTCCAAGAAAATCTCCTCATGATGTTCTGGAGATTCCTCAAACATTGCAATTAGTTGGTCACAAAATTGTTTACTAATTACATCATCATATGTCTGAATAAAGTTAGTCATTAACTTTTTCTAACTCACTCTCCAACTCTTCTTTGAGTGTTTTCAATCGACTGTTCATCCATCCAATAGCAGTGCTAATATGTCCTGTATCGTGTGGACGTATTTGACTTTCTGCATATTCAATTTCTTCTTTTAACATCCAAAGTTTATCAAACTTCTGCTTCGGTGTCAACATCCTCAACTTCCTCTTCTATTTCCTGTATCTTTTTATTACCATACTTAAACTCTTGTGATGCAGCATCATCAAGTAGTTTCATAACCTCTGGAGTATAGAACTTCTCTGGGTCATTATTGATTGTCTTACCAAATGTCTTTGTTCCATCAGGCAACTCAATACGAGTAGATACAGATTTGAAGATACCGTATTTCAGTGCAAGTTCAAGCAAACCATAGTAACGGTCAAGTCCACGTTCATACATCAGACGAACATCAACCATCTTGTTTTCAATAGTCAAACGAGACTTTGCATTCTTACAGTGAATGATGTTACCAACAACTTCAGTTCCATCTTTCTCTTTCTTCTTAGAAAGATATACAATAGATGATGCTGCATATTTCAATCCAGAACCACCACCCATTTCTTTAGTAGGGAACATAGAACCAACAACATCATATGTGTGGTTAGTCACAATCATTGGAACCTTTGCTTTACCAAGTTTCAAAGTCAACACTCTGAATGCTGCTTTTAGAACTTGAGCACGAGTCATGTCACGAGTTTCTTTACCTTCACTTGTATCTTCTACTTCTTTCGTTGTAGATAACATACCAAGTGAATCCAAACACAACATCAGAGGTTTACGTTCACCTTCTGAAGTTTCCATGTATTTGTCAAGAACCTTGATTGCTTGTGTTCTAAACTCTTGAACTGTTGTAACAGGCATAATGACCATACGAGTAGGGTCAATACCTCTGTCAATAACCATCTGTTTTGTGATTGCAGATTCAGACTCAAAATACAACACACCAGCTTCTGGGTTTGCATCAAGGAATGACTTCACCATACCCATCACAAAGAAGGTTTTACCTGTTGCAGATTCACCAGCAACAGCAGTGATTTTATTTGAAGGTAGACCACCATGAATACTACCAGACAATAATGCGTTGAAGATATACGAACCAGTATCAATAAAGGAATCTACATCCCCTGCTTCAACACCATCTGATACTAGTGCAGCATATTCGTTGCCTGCTGTCTTGGCAATATCTTTCAGAAAGTCCATAAATTAAATATCTCCTTCTTTCCTGTTATTAGAACGAAATGCGTCAAATCCGTTTGGATATCTTGACTCAAGTTTTTCGGTGTTCATGTAAATGATTTCTTCAAAAGAAGTATCCAATGCAATACATGCTTGTGCAATATACCACATTACATCACCTAGTTCACGTTTCATGTGGAAGATTGTATGTTCATCCATAGGTTTCCCTTGGAAAATACATTTCTTCACAATTTCTGTAAATTCACCCCCCTCGGCACTGATACCCAATGCTGCGGTGATAAGTCGTTCTGGTGCGACTTTTCCATCAGTCATCTCATCAATAATATCTAGGGAGTCTGAAAATGCTTGTGGGTCTTTCGATTCGTCACTTGTTACCTCATCTACGAAACGAGTGTAATCCACTAGAAGTTCTTCATCATTCATTGGTTCTATCCTATACTTGGGTTAAGGTTTAGTTAATATACCAAACAAATTGGCATTTGTCAAGAGATTTTACTCTACCCAACAATATTTTGGTTCAGAAGAATTAACATCATATATGTTAGGGTGATTCATAAGAGCCCTTCGATATGGTGTCCATTTAATCCCTCTTCCCCATCCTAATTTATCAATGAGTTCTTCTTTGGAAATACTTCCAGCAGACTTTACCCATTGACAAATATCTTGAAACTTCTCACTCTCACCAATCTGGTGAGACTGTTCTAACAACAAGTTTATGTAGTCAGACATTTCATTCATTTTGTTTTTGTATATTAACGACTCACGAATACAGTCAAGTGCTTGTTCTGCTTGTTCGTTTCTGTATTGTGGGTCATCCAAGTAATTGTTTAGAAGTGTTAGTGCAATATCATCATTCTCAAAGAAGTCACCCTTTGGATTTAGTTCATGATAATATGTGTCATCATACATCACATAAGGAACACCATTCATCATTCCATCTGTGGTTGCAACACTCCATCCCCCATAAGTTTGTTTAGGAGAGAACCCAACGTAACACTTTTGAAGTTGTTTGTAATACCATTGTTTATCACCTTTTGTTGTGACAACATAATCACGGTTAGGTTTTTCTAACAATGGAATCCATACTTTAAAGTCTTTTCTAATATCCCACAACTTATCCATCACTGCAATAAATTCTTTGAAGTGTTTATAAGTGTCTGGTCTATGATTAAAGACAATAATCTTTTCTGGTGTTTCGTTTATTTCGTTTATAATATCTCCTTCATTCACACCTAAGTGTTGAACGGTTAAGATATCATTTAGTTTAGAAACAGTCTTATCATTGAATGTTTCTTTTGCTTGATTCAACACCAAGTCTTTTTGGTGTTGAGTGTTAAGATAACATCTTTCATATTCCAACAGTCCAGTAATGTTCTGTAGGAAACTATCCTTGGGCCATGCAACAACATCCTTCACATCGAACCAATGACAATAACCAAAAAATGGAGGCATATGATGTGTCACATTGTATAGAGTATTCTTCAGAGCATGAGCATGTTCTGGTAGATGTGTCATCACCAAATCAAAGTCAAGTTTTCTTCCCAACATCTTCTGCAAATTTAATACGTCAAAATGTGAACGCATTGTTGGAGGATATGTTGGCAAGTCAATATACATTTGTTCTACATTGTCAAACTGTAAGGATGGAGTTGGTTCTGTCAAAATCAGATAGAACCACAAGTCATCACGAATCTCATTTAGAAGTTTAATTTGATTCTTGATAACTTGAATATAACTGTCCTTCTCCAAATCTTGTTGGAAAGTTACGTTTGGATATACCAAAATACGAACAGTCTTTTGTGTCTTACGTTCTTTGCCAATTGTAAATAGGTTCATCGTATAATATCAATCTTGTTCATAGTGTCTTGATTCCAGACTTCTAGTTCTTTACGAACCTTACCTTCTGTTATCATCTTCTCATAACGTTTAGTTGCAAGTTTCTTCCACCATGCAATCACGTTCTCTAATTCAAATCGGTCAAAGTTTTCTGCCTTGATTAGTTTGTCTGTCTTACCCAACAAAACATCTTTTGTGTTTGTGTAACCATACTCACCCATGTAAAATCTTTTCTGAGTGGTAACATCTCCTGCTCTTGCAATCTCTTTTGTAAACAACTCATATGCTTTTGTGTCGTGTTCTTTTAGAGATGCCTTAATAATACCAACCATCTTTGTTTGAGTCTTCAGTTTACGAGATGATGCTGCCTTGTGTATCAAGTCCTCACCACCATTCTTCTCTGTAAACCAATCACGCATTTCAAAATAGATATCTTCACCTAGTGTCAATAGAAACTTAGATTCAGTATCTCCTTTGTATCGTAAATATGGACGCATACCATCATACATGGATGCACCTTTGATATTACCATAAAGAGAAGTAGTCTCAAAAAGACAGAACTCTGTATCGTATTTTTCATTCAACATTCTACGACTTGCATGAGAACAACAGATTGCTGCCATCAGTTTACCACCAAGATAGTTATATCCAAACGGTTGCACTGGAACAATATTGAACCCCATAATAGCACGTTTGTTGAAGATATCCAAATCTGGAACTCCACCCAAGTAATCATTACGAGGTTTAGAGTTAATCAATGGAGAACCGAAACGAATAAATCCAA